TGGGCTGGTTCCGGCGCGCCTGGGACAGCGCCAATCCTCGCCAGCTGATCGAGGTGATCAAGGACGCGCTCTGGCGGCAGATCAGTCGGCAGATGGCGGCGCAGGAGCGCAAGGCCGCCCGCCTCGCCGCCCGGAGCGCGCGATGAGCTGGCGGGGGGATCTGATCACGCGGTTGCGGGGCGATGCCACGCTGGCCGGGCTGCTGGGCACGCGGATCGCCTTTTTCGAGGCGGCGCGCAGCTGGGGGGAGACCTATCCGCAGCTGGTGTTGCAGGAAATCAGTCCGGGGCGCGAATACACGCATGACGGGCCGGACGGGCTCGACGCGCCGCGGGTGCAGTTCGACATCTATGCGCTGAGCGGCGCGAACCTCGAGGCGGTCGAGGCGGCGCTGGTCGCGGAGATGGAGGGCGAGGCCACCACCGGCGCGACGAAGTTTCACCACGCCTATCTCGAAGGGCGGCGGATGCTCGATTCCACTGACCTCGCCAACAACCGCCGGGTGCTCCGCATGAGCCTCGACTTCACCTTCTTCCACGAAGCGATCTGACGAAAGGAACCGATCGATGACTGCAGCTGCCAAGGATACCCGTGGCACGATCCTCAAGCTGGTCGCCACCGGCGGCTCGCTGGCCACGATTGCCGAACTCACCTCGATCACCCCGCCCGCGCTGACCCGCGGGACGATCGACGTCACCACCCATGACGGCGCGACCGAGGCGATGGAATTCATCGCGGACGGTGTCTATGATCCGGGCGAGATCGCTTGCGAGGGCCACTACATCGCGGGCACGGCGGCCGACGATCTCTTCGTCGCGGCGGTGACCGGCGGCGGGGTCTATGACTTCGAGATCGTGGTCAAGGCCGCGACCGGCACCGAAAGCCTCGAAGGCAAGTGCATCGTCACCGCCTACACGCCGGGCGACATGCCGGTGGCGGGCGGCAAGCAGACCTTCTCGGCTACGCTCAAGGTCACCGGCGCGATTGCCCAGGCGGCGACCTGATGACCTTCGCTCCCCGGCGGGTCGAGCTGCCGATTGCCTATCAGGGCGACACCTTCGTCGCCGTCTTCAGCTGGGCGACCATCGCCCGGTTCGAAGAGGCCAGCGGCGGCTCGATCCTCGACTTTGCCCAGCGCATGGCCACCCCGGGCCAGTCTCCGCGGATTTCCGATCTGGGCCAGCTGCTGCTCGCCGCCTTGTCGGAAAAGCACCCCGAGCTGACGCTCGAGCACGCGATGGAACTGGTGATTACGCCGGAAGGGCGGGCGGCGCTGGGTGAGGGCCTTGCCGCCGCGATGCCGCAGGCCGGGGATGACGGGGAGGCTGGCAACACGCCGCCCGCAAACCCTCGCCGGCCGGGCGCAGCAAAGGGCTCCGCTGGCAGGAAGCGCTGATTGCCGCGAGTGAGGCGGGGATGGGTGTCTCGGAATTCTGGGACACCACCCCGCGCATCACCGCGCTGGTCTGCGAAGGCTATCGCCGCCGCCGCGCCTGGGCCGCGTTTCACGCCGGCTACGGGATGCACGCCAAGGACGCCAAGCTCGAGCACCTGCTCGGGCGGGCACCCGCTGCCGCTTCGACGCCGATGAGCGACGAGGCGATGGCGCAGAATATCCGCCGCTGGCGCATCGCCACGGCTCCGAAAACCAAGCGCGAAGGACTTTCCGATGGCCAATAGCGTGATCGGCGCCCTGCGCGTCATGCTCGGGATGGACACGGTCGAGTTCGAAAAGGGGGCCGACCGTGCCGAGCGCGCTTCCAACCGGATGCAGCGCGAGCTGGCCAAGACCGCCAAGAACCTCCAGTCGACCGGCCAGACGCTGACGCTGGCCCTCACCGCGCCGCTGGTCGCCTTCGGTGCTTCGAGCTTCAAGGCGGCATCGGACGCGGCCGAGCTGCAATCGGCGTTCAACCAGACCTTCGGCGATCTGTCGGGGATGATGAACCGCTGGGCTGAGGAAACCGGCAACGCGATGGGCCGCTCGACCCGCTCGATGCAGGAACTGGCCAACACCTTCGGCATCTTCTTCAACCAGGCCGCAGGCTCGCGCGAGGAAGCCGCGAAGATGAGCCAGACCTTCGCCGTGCTGGCGCAGGATCTGGCGAGCTTCTACAACGTCACCGAAAGCGAGGCGCTGCAGAAACTGCGCTCGGGCCTTGCCGGCGAGAGCGAGCCGCTGCGCGATTTCGGCGTGTTCCTGTCCGAAGCCGCGGTCAAGGCCAAGGGGCTCGAGATGGGCCTCGGCGGGGTTTCGGGCGAGCTGTCCGAACAAGAGAAGATCATGGCGCGTTATGCCCTGATCCTCGAATCCACCGCCAACGCGCAGGGCGACGTCGCCCGCACCTCCGACGGCACCGCGAACCAGATGCGCAAGGCGCAGGCCGCCTTTGACGAGCTGCAGGTGGTGGTCGGCACCAAGCTGCTTCCCGCCCTCACCCCGCTGATCGAAAAGCTTGGCGCGGCGCTCGAATGGTTCACCGGCCTGCCCGAGCCGGTGCAGGAATTCGCGCTGGTCGCCGCTGGCCTTGCCGCCGCGCTCGGCCCGGTGTTGATGGGTATTTCCTCGATCATCACCATCGCGCCGCAGGTGGCCGCCGCTTTCGGCATCATCAAGGTCGCGGCGCTGGCGCTGATGGCCAATCCGGTGCTGCTCGGCTTCGGCGCGGCGCTGGCGGCGATCTTCCTCGCCTGGCAGAACTGGGACAAGATCGAGCCGATCCTGCGCCGCCTTTATCAGGCGGTGGAAAAGTGGCTCGGCAAGAACCTCACCCGCGCGCTTTCGGCGGTCCTCAACCCGATCGGGACGGTGACCGAGGCCTTCAAGCGGATGTATGTCGCGGTGGTCGGCAATTCCTACGTGCCGGACATGGTCGACGGGATCGAGCGGCACTTTGCCCGGCTGCAGGGCGTGATGGTCGCGCCGGCGCAGGCGGCGACCGGCAAGGTCACCAGCGCGGCCCGCAAGATGGCCGAGGACGTGCAGGCGGTGCTCGACCGCATCTTCCCCGAGATTGCCGAGGCGCGGCGGCAGGCCGAAGACCTCAAGACCATCGACGCCGCGGCGGGCGCGGGGCTGCTGAGCGATGCCGAGCGCCAGCGCGCGCGCAACCGGGCGCTGGGGATCGACGGCAAATCGCCGGTCAGCTTCAACGAAGGCCCGCTCGAAACGGCCAAGCGGGTGCAGGAAGCCAGCGTCAAGATCAACGACGCGCTCGAGGATCAGGCCAAGAAGGCCGAAGTCCAGACCGTCCGCATCGCCGAGACCTTCGAGCAGATGGCGCAGGGGGTGATGAGTTCCTTGCGCGGGCTGGTCGACGGGATCCGCAAGGGCGATTTCTTCTCGATCTTCGAAGGCATCCTCGGGATCGTGACCCGCCTCGGCTCGGCCGGGGTGTTTGGTTCGAAGTTCCAGTCGCGGATGCAGTCGCTCCCCGCCTTTGCCAATGGCGGGACGATGCGGCTCGGCGGGTTCGGCGGAATCGATCGCAACATCCTGAGCCTCAACGGTTCGCCGATTGCGAAGGTTTCGGCGGGTGAGACGATGCAGATCAGCCCGTCCGGCAAGGGCGGGGCGACGGTGGTTAACAACTATTACACCCTGCCCAGCGAGGAATTCTGGAACCGCGTGGATGGCCGCGCCGGTGACGTGATCGGCCGCGCCGCCCCCGCCATCGCCAGCGCGGGCGCAACGCAGGCAATCGGGCGGATTCGCCAGATGCAATCGCGAGCCCTCGCATGATTACGCTCCCCAACTATCCCGGCCCGCAGGCGCTCAGCGTCAGCCTGGTCGATTTCGGCACGGTCCAGCTGGGCGCGCTGGGCGGGACGGCGCAGCGGATCAACCGGCTTGGCGCGCGCTGGCGGGTCGAGGTGCAATTGCCGCCGATGACCACCGCCGAGGCGCGGGTCTGGGCGGCGGCGCTGACGCGGGGCCTGCGCGAGGGGGTTTCGTGGAAGCTGCGGCAGGTCGGCACGCCGACCGGATCGCCGGGCGCGGTGCTGGTCAACGGCGCCAATCAGGCGGGCGGTTCGCTGATCGTCGACGGCGGGACGGCGGGTTACGTCGCCAAGGCGGGCCAGTGGCTTTCGATCCTGACCGGCGGGCGGCGCTATCTCCACCAGCTCGCCGCGACCACGCAGCTTTCCGGCACCGGCACCGGCACGCTCCAGATCGAGCCGCTGCTGCGGGTTTCGCCGGCGGACAATGCCCCGGTCGAACTCGGCGCGCCGGTGATCGAGGGCCTGCTCTCGACCCCGCCGGGCTGGTCGATTGACGCGGGCCGCCTGGTGCGCGGGCTGAGTTTTGCAATCGAGGAAATGGCGTGAGCGCTGCGGCCTTCATCACCCTCGCCCTGCTGGTCAAGCTCGAGGCTCCTGCCGGTGACGTCAATCTGACCGCTGGCGGCGTGGTGAAGTTCGATGCGGGCGCGGGCGAGGAGACCTATGCCAGCCAGCACGCCACCTTCGGCACGCTGGCCGAGCCGGACGAGTTCGAGGCGGCCTTCGGCGACATGGCCGAGAGCGGCACCTTGCGGTTGATCCCCAATCCGGCGGCGGCGCTGGGGGACTGGTATTCCAACGACCTGCTCAACGCCCGCGTGCGGGTCTGGCTGGCCGAGGTCGACGAGACCCAGGCCGCAACCGACGCGGCGCAGATTGCCGATCAGCTGGTCGACACGCTTTCCCGCGTGATCGGCGCGGATGGTTCGCTGACGCTGGAGCTGGGGCTGATCGGGCGGGCGGAAAAGCTGTTTCTGATCAATCAGGGCAATGTCTGTTCGGAACGGTTTCACAAGTCGGTCTGGGCGGGCGAGGACGGGTTCAACAATTGCACCGACGTGCCGCAGCCGGTGGCCTGGGGCATCGCCGCCCCGCCCTCCGGCACGACCGGATCGGGCGGCGCTGGCAGCGGCTTTGGCGGCGGCGGGTTCGGCTCGGGTGATCTCGGGGTGTTCGAGGTGGCGCGATGAAAGCGGCAGACGCTCTGCGCGGGCTCCAGACCGAAGCCGTGATCGAGGCTTTGCGCGATGTGCCGTTCGACTGGAACGGGGCGAGCTGCATTCATCTGGCGCGGGCGCAGGCCTTTGCGCTGGGGCATTCGGTGCCGCGGGTGCCGCGTTTCAAGTCGGCGCGTGGGGCCTTGCGGGCTTTGCGCAAGCAGGGCGCGGGGAGCGTGGCCGAGCTGCTCGACCAGTGGTTCGAGCGGCATCCCGCCCCGGCCTTTGCGCGGGTGGGCGATCTGGTGATGTTGCCGGGTGAGAACGCGCGCGGCGAGCGGGACGACCGGCTCGGCGCGATCTGCATCGCGGACGGGGTCGGCAATCTGTTCGGGTGGCATCCTGACAAGCCTGACGGGCTGGCAGTGATCAAGTGGGCGCAGGCGGATGCCATCGCCGCGTGGAGGCTCTGATGGCGAAGGTGCTGCGGGCAGTCGGTCAGGTCGCGACGGTGGTCGCCACGGTGGCGATTATCGCGGGCAATCCGGCGGTTGCTGCAATCGCTTCGGCGGTGGCGGTTGCTGCCAATGCGGGCGCGCAAATTGCGGCCAAACCTCCGCCAGCCAAGGGGCAGGTGACCCAGCGGATTATCGGGTCCAATGTCCCGTTGCCTTACATGATGGGCCGAAGTTTCAGCGCGGGCGTGCAGATCCACGATGTCGGTTACGGCGGCGAGGTCAATGACGTTGACAATCCCTATCGCTGGCTGGTGACGGTGCATTCCTGCGCCGGGCCGGTCGATGCGATCGAGACGACGCTGGCCAATTTTGCGAGCGTCAGCTTCAGCGGCGGGGCCAATGCGGCGGTCGGCTATTACAACGACTATTGGTGGCGGCGCCAGCAGCTCGGCGCGCGGCCGGAATCTGCCGCGCTGACCCCGCAATTCTCGGGCGCGCCGGGCTGGGGGAGCAGCTACAAGCTCTCGGGCTTCTGCGCGGTCGGGCATAATCTCAAGTGGTCGAAGAAGGGCAAGCGCTTCGGCGGGGGCCAGCTGCCGATCATCGGGGAGGTGATCCGCGGGGTGAAGGTTTACGATCCGCGGCTCGATTCGACCTTCCCGGGCGGATCGGGTTCGCACCGGATCACTGACGAGAGCACCTGGACCTATTCGACCAATCCGGCGCTGCACGCGCTGGCTTATGCTTACGGGCGCTATGTCAATGGCAAGCGGGTGTTCGGGGTTGATCTCGGCTCGGCAGCGATTGACCGCGCGAGCGTTGTCGCCTGGGCCAATGTCTGCGATGCCAATGGCTGGCAGGTCAACGGCACGATCCGCGAGCCGGGCAACAAGTGGGAGAACCTGAAGCGCATCTGTCAGGCGGGCGGCGCGCAGCCGGTGCTGGTGGGCGGGGTGCTGCGGTTCGATTTTCTTAGCCCCCGAACCAGTCTGGCGACGATCACGAAGGACGATCTGGCCAGCGGGCCGCTGCGCGACAGCCTCGGGCGCGGGTGGAAGGACCGGCACAACACGATCATCCCGCGCTATCGCTCCGAAGCGCACCAATGGGAATTCGTTCAGGCGGCGGCGGTGGCGGTCTCCGCCTTCGTCACCGAGGACGGCGAGGAGAAGGCCGACGAGATCCAGTTCGATCTGGTGACCGACAAGGATCAGGCGGCGGAACTCGCGGTCTATGAAATCTGGCAGCGCCGCGAGGCGGGGCCGATTGTCCTGCCGCTGAAGGCGCATTTCCGCAATTACGAGCCGGGCGACTGCCTGACGCTGGGGGCGGACCTTTCGCCCACCGGCGCGAACCTGAAGGTGATCCTGCGCAGCCGCTCGGTCGATGCGGCTTCGGGCGCGGTCAACTGCACCTTCGAGGCCGAGAGCGATGCCAAGCACACCGAGGCGCTCGGCACCACCGGCACCGCGCCGAGCACGATCAGCTTCCCGACCGCCGAGGAGATCGACAACGTCCGCGCGGTCAATGTCGAAGCCCCGGGCGAGACGCTGGCGCTGATCACGGGGCGCGCGATTGTCGATGTCGATCCGGCGGACGGCTTGCTCGAGGTGACCGACACGCAGGTGGTGATCGAAACGCACACCGCCCGTTATGCCGACAAGGAAGTGAGTGTGACCGGCGCGACCCTGACGACGCTGGCGGACGGGACGACCACGATCAGCAGCCTCGCGGCGGGGACGTTCCTGCACATCTATTATGACGATTTCAGCCGCAGCGGCGGGGCGGTTTCGCTCAAGGCGACCACCACTCCGGCGAGCGCCTATGCATCGCCTGACAATCCGGGTCGGCATTACGTCGGCTCGATCGCCAAGGTCGCGACCGGCGCCCCGCCCGCAACCGGCGGCGGCGCCACCCCGCCGGGCTGGGGCGGTGGCTGGTATGAAGAGCCCTAAAAACAAAACTCTATTCCCCTAACCTTCGGAGACATCGACGATGACGATCCCTTCGCAATTCGCGAACTGGCTTGCTGTGTCCCAGCGCGACGGGCGCGGCGGGCTTCAGAGCGAGCCGCCCGCAATTCAGCTCGGGCGCGCGCTGACGCTGGAATTGGGATTCGCCGCGCACCCGTTCTATGGCAACTGGACCTCCGGCACCTTCACTGCCGATCTGCGCGCGGCGCCAGGCGCTTCGGGTGATCCGCTCGCCAGTTACACCTGCTCGATCGGCACGCCTGCGGACGGGGTGACCCCGATTACGCTGGCGCTGAGTGAAGAGGATTCTGCCGCCCTGCCCGCGCCGCCCGCTGCCGAGCAGCTGGGTGAGATCTTCCTCGAGGTGACTTACACACCTACGGGCGGAACGGAAAACGCGATCCTTTCCACCCGCCAGCTTGTCGGGGGCGTCATCTGATGGCCAAGCGCGATTTCACATTGCGTCCGCTCGGCGCGATTATCGCCGCGAGCTGGTCGTGGCAGACGGCGCAATTCACGATCGAGGAGGTGATTGGCGAGCTGCCTGTCCCCGCGCCCTTTACCTCGGTGGCGGCTGATGGCTGGCAGGCGACCAAGACCAGCCCGACCGATCTCAGCCTTGCGCCCT